GATGGAAAGTAGGTAAAAACCCTATGAAAAATTGGAGAGCATCAGCAAATAATTGGATAACTAACTCAACCACATATGCAAAAGGAACTACAAACAATAAGCCAAAACTTAATAAGCACGAACTCGAGAACCTTAGAAACTACAACTATATCCACTCTACTTCCTATGGAGAAGGAGATTATGCAAAGCTTTTCGGGGGAGAGGGTTCGCAACCTGAACTCTACCATATTTAAACAAAACCTTGTTTATCTTATGCAGCTTGTAGGAATTAACAATCCTGGAGATGTTAAGTTAGCAATTTTAGAAGATTGGATAAGAACCGAGTATGGTGGGTTTACAATAAACGAAGTCAAAGTAGCGTTTAAGCAAATGGTAGCCAATGACTTTATAGACCACTACCAAAACTTTAGTCCTGCATACTTTAGTCAAGTAATGGATAGGTACAAGAAAAAAGCAAACGAAGTAAGAAAAATGATGCCACAAGAACGAGTAGAAGCAATACCACACCTAACTGACTTAGAGATAATCGATTACAGTTACCAAGAATACAAATTGTTGGAAAATCGAACATTTGATAAGTTGTTTAATCCATTGAGCGTATTTACAAAACTAAACGCTACCGGCATAAAGAAGTGGACAAAAGAAGATGGCGCAGAAGCTAAAAAGAAATTAATGGAAATTATAACCTACAAAGCAAATAGAATGGATATAATAACCGCAAAGCAGTATCGTGACGAATGGACTGAAAGCTGGTTAAAGAACCAAGCCAGAGCCGTAGCGGTTGCTTTATTTTTTGATTTGCAAATTGAAAATGGTAAAGTTTCATTTCTTTAGTATAGTTTTGTATTATGACCGCAAACGAATTAACCAAAGAAGCAATAAAGACCCTAAATAAAAATGGGTGCTTTGTATGGCGCAATAACAATCTTGCGGTTAGGGGTCGCACATTTATAGGACTTAAAGGAGTTCCAGATGTTGTAGGCTTTCACACACAAACAGGAGTAGCGGTTTATTGCGAAACAAAAGCCATTGGCGATAAACTTAGTAGTTACCAAATAGCATTTTTAAACTTAGCAAAGACGGCAAATTGCTTCTGTTACATAGCGACCGAAGATAATGGTAAACTAACCTTAAAGGAGTATGAACAAGAATAGTATCATATTAGAACTTTGGGAAAGCCGAGAACTTAAGGAAGCAATAGACAAAATGCAGCCTGAAGATTTACGAGACGATTTAAGAAGCGAAATATTTAAGGTGCTATGCGAAATGGAAGAAGAGCGTTTAATTGATATGCGCACACGCAACGTATTAAAGTTCTACTTGGTAAGGACTATGATTAATATGATGCAAAGTAATACAAGCCAATTTTATAGGACATATCGAAAACCTTTAGAAGTAGAATTAATAGTACACGATAGAGACGAAGATTTACTTAACAAAGTAGAAGATGAGTTATCCAAGATGCACTGGTACAAAGCGGAACTTTTACGAGTGTATGCAATTAAGCACAACTGCAACGCTAAAGAACTAAGCAGGGTTACAGGTATACCTTATATGTCAATCCATAGGGAACTTAAATTAACTAAACGAGAACTTAAAAAACAATTACGCAAATGATTATTATAGCAGCAATATGCTTTGCAATTTTCTTTGTAGAGATACACCAATTCCATAGGAAGTGGAAATTAGATTTTAAGCCTTTTAGTTGCACGAGTTGTTTAGCAGCTTGGACAGGTTTGGCTTTATATTTACTACCTTCAATATGTACCGATGTTATTGCGTTTGTATTTATACCAGGAGCAGTTGCTCCAATGGTTTCAAAAATAATGTGGAACTTATGGAAATAGAACACCGAAACTTTTTAGATCAACACGTTGGTAATTGGCACACAGTTCAAAATGGATATGTGCGAAACATTGACTTAGACATATTAAAAATGTACGAACATATTTATCGCAAATATATGAGTGCAGATTTTATCTTAACAGTATGGTGTGGTAACTGTATCTTTGATATGATTAAACGCTTATATACTTGGTACGAAGAACAACCTAAACCTAAAAATAAAAAAAAGAATGGCTAACTTTATTCACCCTACTGCTATTATTGGCGATAACGTAATTATTGGAGATGGTAACTATATTGGTGCTTATTGTATTATAGGCGATAAAGCAGAACATAAGAAGTTTTGGCAAAAAGAAAAAGGCAAAGTTTACATTGGCGATAATAATGTTATCACAGGACTTGTAACAATAGACGCAGGTACTGAGATAGACACCTTTATTGGCAATAATTGTTTTATAATGAAACACGCACACATAGGACACGATTGTAATATTTTAGATAATGTAACAATAAGCTGCGGAGCTAAAATAGGTGGACATTCAATTATAGAAGAAGGAAGCAATATAGGACTTAACGCAGTATTACATCAGTTTGCACACGTTGGCGAAAATTGTATGATTGGAGCAAGTGCATTCTTAAAAGGCGAAGCAAAAGCAAATACTAAATACGCAGGAGTTCCTGCACGAGAAATCGGCTCAAACATAAGATAATGAATGCAATAGTATACTTAAACTATAAAGATAGGAACATCAATACATTGTTTGAGAATATCAAAAATGCAGGTAAGCATATTGATATAGTTACTATCATTAATGAAGAAGGTATAGCATTTGCAACTAATAAAGGCTTAAGGAATTTAAACTTTGATAATATAGATTATGTAACTATTATGGGTAACGATATATTAGAACCTGATAATTGGTTGCAAATAAGAAATGACTTTTTACAAGATAAAACTATTGGTATTTGTTCTATTCCTTTACATAGTACAGGTAATGACACGGCTGATTTAATTGGCAACTTTACTATCACAAAAGAAACTATAAAAAGAGTTGGTGCATTCAATCAAGAACTTGACCCTTACGGAGCAATAGATTTAGATTATTGTACGAGATGCAGGGCAGCAGGTTTGCATACGAAATTCATTAAAGAATATACCGCTAATCATATTGAGCAAAATAGTATTGATGCTTATGGTTACAATAAAAATGAATTAGTACAAAAAACCTGGAATTTGCATAGTAATAATGTATCTGGTTATACAAATGGAAATAAAACTTATTATATAAACTTATGAAAATACTTTGTATAACTTCAGCAAATAGTGGAGTTGGTTATCATAGAATTATGATGCCTATCGTTAATATGGAAAAAGAGTACGCACTTATTACAGACGTTCTTAATGATGAACTATTAGAGCAAGGTTGGGATATTGTGCTTATGAATAGAATGCTAAACGAGATAGATGCAAAGCAAATGGACACTTGGCGAACTAAGTACGGTTTTAAATTAGTAGTCGATAACGATGACTACTGGCATTTGAGCGAAAGCCATTTGCTATATTCAAGATATAAACTTAACAATATAGGTAAACTAATTACCGATTATTTAGAAGTTGCAGACTTATGTACTTGCACACACGAAAGGTTGGCAGACGAAATAAACTTATTCAATAAAAACGTTCACATCTTACCAAACGCATTACCATACGGAAAAGAACAGTTTGAAGATAACAAGACAGAAGATTACAAAGTAAGATTGTTCTGGAGCGGTAGCGGAACGCACGAAAGGGACTTGGAGCTACTAAGACAGCCTTTTAAACGTTTGCAAGGTATGAACATAAGAACAGTTATAGCGGGCTACAATGACGGAGAGAAACCTATATGGGATAAAATGATAGACTCTTTTACTTGCGGTCTAAAGCTTAATCCTACAATCTACAATTATGCAAGAATTACTGAATATATGGGTGCTTACACAGATAGTGATATTTCTATTATCCCGCTCGTAGATAACAAGTTCAATGCTATGAAGTCAAATCTTAAAGTATTAGAAACGGCTGCTAAAAAGAACCCTGCTATTGTTAGCTATGTCAATCCGTACTTAGATATGCCCGTGCATTACGTTAAAAGTCAAAAGGATTGGTATAAACAAATACGAGATTTAGTAAGCGATGCGGATATGCGTAAGGAAAGCGGACAAAAGCTTTTTGAGTTCTGCCAAAAGAAGTATAATTTTGAGGAGATAAATTTAGACCGAAAGTATATTTATAGTAAACTATGCCAGTAATAAAATGCTCAAACGGGAAATATAGAATAGGCTCAGGCGGTTGCGTTTATGAAACCGAGGAAAAAGCAATGCAAGTTTGGAAGGCTATTCTTGCAGGTGGCAAGTTTGCCGAAAGCTATACCGACTATCCTGAAAGCGCAACTAACAACGCAAAGAGGGCAATAGAATGGGCAGAGAAAAATGGTTGGGGTTCTTGTGGAGAAGCAACTGGAAAAGCAAGAGCAAGGCAGTTGGCAAATCGTGAGCCGATTAGTAGAGATACCATTGCCCGTATGGCTTCGTTTAAAAGACATCAACAACATAAAGACGTTCCATATAGCGAAGGTTGTGGTGGCTTAATGTGGGATGCGTGGGGCGGAACGAGCGGGATTGAGTGGAGTATTAATAAGCTAAAAGAAATAGACGGAAAATAATTTGCATAGTTAATTTTTTTAAACAATTATTATTAATCAACGAAGAAAATTAATGGGGAAACTATGCAGAAACACACACAAATTTATTTGCAGGGAATGGGGTATAAAAAAACGGACTTCATTCCTTGCGAAGTGTGTGGCTCACAAGCGGTAGACATACATCATATTGAGGCGAGGGGTATGGGTGGC